TGGCCTCGGCCAGCTCTTGCAGTACGTCGATACCGCCGCACTCTCCGAGGACTGTGCAAAGGTCGCTCCAATCCTTAGTCAACTTGTCGACTTCCTCCGGTTCAAGCCCCGTGCCCTCGTAGGCGGCAAGCGCGCTGTAGAGCTGCCGAATGATCTGCCGCAGTACATCCTTCGATATGCCGTTCAGCACCGGACCGTTCAGAACCAGGTCCAGCAGCTTCGGCTTCATGCCTTCAAGGTCGGCGAGCGGGCCGAGATACCGGTCTACGCTCTCGTCCACTCTGACCTCTTCGCTCGTCAGTCGTTTCATGTCACATATCCTCCGTCGTTCTGCGGAAACGCGACGTAAACCGTCGCGCATAGCTCACTGCCGCCGAATTTTCCCGCCGCCGGTCTTTCCTTGATGGTGATTGCCCCGCTTTCCAGCATCTTTTTTGCCAGCATGTCCGCCAGCCGCTCGCTGCTGTATTTCTTGTACCTCTGCAAAATCTCCTCTGCGCGCGGCCCGTTGTCAAACGGCATCGCCCGCACCTCGATCTTCCTGACGTGGTAGCGCTCTTCCTTGATGAGCGCCCTGTCCTGCGGTTTCGGCGGCGGAACCTGCTCAACATATCCGCCGAGTGCTCTGATCGCACCCCGCCGCAGCTTTTCAAGTAAACCATTCATTTCGCTTTGCCTCCTCCGCTCCTTCTTTCGTCGCGAAAAATGTCTTGCCGAAGTCGCTCAGCTTCTCATAGCCCTCGCCGTCCTCGCCTTGCAGAAGCAGCGCCGCCTCGACGACGCGCAGTTTCACCGTTCTGCCGCAGCCGGGCGCCCACACTTCGCCGCCGAGCATGCACGGCAGCGTGATCGCGCGCCCGTCCGCGCCGGCCTCGACCAGCTCGCGCAGGCGTTCGCAGCCGATCTCGTGTAGCTTCTTGCCCATCAGCCGCCCGAGCAGGACCATACCGTCGCTGCTGAGCTTTTCTTC